CATAGGCCCACGGTAAGGTCAACAGCAGCAGCAGCACTTCGACACTTGGATCGTTGCGGGTGAATGCGTAGGCCAGGGCAGAGATCAGCGACAGCCAACTCTGCGCCGGCCGGGTGCGGCGAACAAAAGGATCTTCGGCAACGTCACCCGCCCGGATGGTCTTTTGCGTCTCTGCCTGCTCGGCCTGAGCGTCATCAAGTTGCTGTTTGGCCATGACGCGGATGTGTTCGCGAATGCTGGCCTCATCTTGCACGGCCAGCTCGCGCAGGCGCAGCACAGTGGCGGGGTCGGTCTGCAAGGCTTGCAGCGCGGCCGTGGGGTCGGTGGTGCCGGTGGCGCCCGACACAAGCGAGATGCCGGCAGCGACGGCCCCAGGCACGTTTCCGGTCAGCAGCGATCCCACCAGGGCGGCGCCGGTGCCCGCATTGCTCTTGAGCCAGTCGCCCACATTACTCCATTCCATGATCAATCCTTTTTTTCGTCAAGGTAGCGGTCGAAGCCCTTACCCAGCAATGGCCGGCCACGGTCCACGCCGCGCCGGTCGATCTTCACCACCTCAAAGCGGTGGCGGCGCTCAGCCAGCAGGCAATCCACGGCGGCGATCAGCTGGTCCTGCATCGTGTGCGGCGCCAGGCGCTCTCGGGCGCGGTCATCAAGGATGGTCATGATCAGTTGTCCTGCGCTGCATATTCAAGATCGTTGGCAATGCGGTTGGCGAGTCCTGCGCTCAAGGTCCGCCACACGGCGCACTTGGTCAGAAACCGCAGGCGCTGCGCCGCAAAGCGCATCAGAACATCGTTCAGATCCATGCTTGCCAGGGCTGCGGCTGATGCCGGCCCCCAATGCCCATCGTCGGCCGCACCGACCGCCGCCTGGAGCTTGCGGATTGCCGTTTGAATGCTGCTCTGCACCGCAAAGTCGAAGCACTGGAACTTGATCGCCGGATGCGAGTCTTGCAGAGGCATCCAGAAGTCGGGGTAGTAGATCGCTTTGGCCCCGTCGCGGGTCAGGTTCTTGATGTCCACGTTTGGGTAGCTGCGCTTGGAAATGCCGAACTTTGTTTCTCCGCCAGGGTCTCCCGGCAGGCCCGGCGTGTACTCGCCCTCGTTGCGATGGAGTCGGTCGAATGCTGTGTCAAAGTCGATGGTCATTTTTCCCGCCTTTCAATCAGTCGGTACAGATTCGCTTCCATGCGGTTGAGTTGGCTTTGCAGCCCGCCCAGCGCATCCTTCAGCGCGTCGGCCTGGCGGTCGTCCGCTTTTTGCAGCGTGCCGATTTCTGACTGCATCAGCGCAATCTCTTTTTTCAGGTCGCTGTAGCCGCTCATGCCGCCCACGGCCAGCAGGATGATCGTCAGGATCAGGCTGATAGGCACCTTGCGGTCCAGATGCCAGCCCCCCGCTTCGGGAGTGCGTCGGTTGTTTTCGGGGTCGGTGTAGTCGGTCATGATCAATCCTTTAAGTACCCATCCCGCGCCGACCTGCGCAGCAAAGAATACAAGGAAATCGAGGACTATTACAAGCGACAACAAGAGCAGAACACAGCCAACGTCGGTCGGATCCGCATTAGCCTCATGAGCGAGGAAGACCAGGAGTCAGAAGCCCACAGGCTGGTTTTGCAGGAGCTGCAAACCTACCACGACACCAGGTTTGAAAACGTGGCGGCCGCCAATGCGCTGATCGAAGAAGAAAACGCGCGCCATCAGCAGGTGCTGTATGACATGCAGGCGGCGCACGATATGCAAAGCCTTGGAATGATGGGCAGCACCGCAGATCAGTTTTATTCCATCCTGCAGAAATCAGGACAAGAGCAAACAGCTCTTGGAAAGGCTGTGTTTCTGGCCAGCAAAGCCATAGCTGTGGCCGAAATTTTGCTCAATACTGAGGTGGCAGCCGCCAAGGCAGGAGCTCAGTTGGGCATCTTTGGCATACCGATGGCCATGATGATCCGCGCCACCGGCTACGCCAGCGCTGGAATGGTAGCCGGCCTTGCCATCGCAGAAGCCAGCGCCGAGGGGGGCTACGACATCCCGAGCGGCAAAAACCCGGTCACGCAGTTGCATGAAAAAGAGATGGTGCTGCCCAAACAGCAAGCCGATGTGATCCGTGGTCTGGCCGCAAAAGGCGGTACGTCTGATTCGGCCATGAAGCTGACTATCGTCAACAACACCAGCGCGCCTATCGGGAAAGTGACTGAGCAGCGCATCAGCCCCACCGAGCGAGCACTGATCATTCAAGAAGCGGTTGGCGCAACCGCTGCTCAACTGAGCGACCCCAACAGCAAGACAAGCCGCAGCATGGGTCGTAATTTCGCTGTTCAGCGCAGCCGTTAACCATGACAAATCCAACTTTCCCGGCAAACATGAAGCCTACTGTCGCGGCGTACAGCCACGGCGGGCCGGGTGGCGTGATGCGCACTGACGTGGCTGGCGGAGCGCCACGGTATGCGCTGGACTATGACCGTGGCTTGTCGCAATTCAGCGTGACTCTGATTTTGGACAAGCTGCAATTCAGCGTTTGGACGGCGTTTTTTCACGGCGTCATCAAAAAAGGTGCCATCACATTTGACATGCCACTTGATAGTGGATTTGGTACGCAAACACACGCCTGCAACATCATGCCGGATACCTACCAAGCCAGCCGCACAGGAGGCATTGCCATGGTTGTTAGCTTTGTTGTCGAGGCCGAATCGCAGGCGTATGAGTTGACTTCGGAAGAATCGAAGAACTTGGTTGACATGTACGGCTTGTACGGCGCGCAAAGCAACGCGCTACTGGCCCGCATCGCCCAATTTGCCACCGTGGACAGCAACGTGTTATGAGTCTTGATCTGGAAGCCCGGCTGCGCACATTTTTGGCCAGCGCGCCGCAAACCATCCACCCCATCCAGACCCTGCAAATCAGCCACAGCGCCATGAGCCAGGCGTGGCACCTGTGGCGCGAGCCGTATTCGGGCACGGCGGGCGGTCACGCCATGATGCCCTGCAACATCGAAATCAAGCTGGCTGGCAGCCCGGGCCATCTGGATCAGAAGTTTGACATCCGACTGGGTTTGGTGGACATCGAAGATGTTTTTCGCGCAGAGATGGACCTGATCCCCATTGACACGATGGAAAAGATCGCCGTGGTGTACCGCGAGTACCTGAGTGACGACCTGATTCACTCCCAGGCCACTGCCACGCTGCAGGTGGAGTCGATCAGCTACGTCAAAGGCGCGGCCACCCTGAGCGCCGTGTCCCCGCGCTACAACATCACACGCACGGGTGAGATATACACCCCGCGCGACATTCCTATGCTGAGAGGTTTTCTGTGATCGACATCAACACCTACCTGGCTAAATCCTACGGCCCGCAGCCCTGTTGGGAGCTGGTGGCCGATGTCTACGCTTCCGAGCTTCAGGCTGTGCCCGTGGACTACAAGACGGTAAACCGCTCCGTGCGCGAAATGGCTTCGGCGTTTCGTCTCGCTTTGCATAAGTCGGCGCATGGGTTTGTGCAGGTGGATGCCCCTGTTGATCTGTGCATCGTCCTATTGGCCAAACGTGTCGACATCGGCATCCATCATTGCGGTGTCTACTTCGACGGCGGCGTGCTGCACGCGCTGCCAGGCATCACCCTGTATGAGCCGCTGAGCGTGATCAATGACGCTTTTGAAGTGGTGCAGTTTTGGGCCAAGCCATGAGGATCACGCTTTACGAACACCCGCTAGCCTGCGTGCAGCCGCAAGTGTTTGAGGCCGACAGTCTTGCTCGGTGGCTGCTGGAGCACTATGGCGACGTTCCGCAGGTCAAGGTGCAGGTATTTGCCGGCGCGCCCAGCGCAGAAACAGAGATCACCGACAACGTGCAAGCATTGCTTTCTGGTGATGCGCCTGAGTACACCATCCTACAAAGCCCTGGCGGCTTTGACCCGTTCACCTGGGTACTGATCATCACGGCCGTGGTAACCGTGGCAACCATCTTGCTGATGCCAAAGCCGGAGATGCCGGGAAACATCAACCGCACCCAGGCTAGCCCCAACAATGCGCTTGCCAGCCGAGAAAACAAAGTCCGATTGCTTGAACGCGTCGAGGACATTTACGGCACCGTCAAGAGCATTCCAAGCCTGATGATGCCGACATATAACAAGTACATCGGCCACAAAAAGTATGAGTACGGCTATTACTGCATAAGCCGGGGTTATTGCGACGTTGACGAACTCAAAGACGGCGAAACGCTGATCAGCGAGATAAGCGGCGCAGCGGCTAGCGTTTACCACCCATTCACCAGCCCCAACAGTGGTACGCCGGTTTTACAGGTCGGTGACGCCATCATTGACAACGTGCTGACCGCAGCGCGCGCCATCGAGGTTGACGGCATCACATTGAAGGCGCTGAATCAGGTACAGCTACCGACAAGCGGCGTTTATTCGTTTTCTGCAACCGGGGTGATCAGCCAAGCAGCCAAGAACCCAAATTTCAACAGCGTTTGCGCCATTGGTGATTCCGTGACGGTCACGATGTCCACCTATGCGCCATCGTCTACCGGGTCAGTTTCTGTAGTTGGCTCGACAAAGGTATATTCTGACTCTGAGGCGCATCCGTTTATTGACGTGCGCCCAGGCGATACAGTCATCTTCTCAGGCTTT